CCATCCACACAAATGGCTGGATATCAACCACAAGGTGAGTTGATTGAGGAGACAGATATGAGATTCTGTCCTAAGTGTGAGAAGATGGAAGTCAGAGAAGAGTGTGCTTATGGTCCTGATTATTGGGATGCATTTGCTATTAAGAATGTCTCTCAGAAGGTAAAAGAGAGTGTTGTTAATGAATTTGTTGGCGGCAAACCTGGAGACGGATATATTGGTCATCCTAATCTAGATATTAAAAATCCACTTGCTAAGAAACAAGTTAAGGGTCCCACTGGTAATCAAGGACTTGCTGGTAAACTTGGTGATAGAAAGATGAGGATTGATAGGATGACTAATCAAATGCTCAATCAATCTTTTGATCCTGAAGGTGAGACTATTGAAGAGAAGTCTGCTGCATGGCAACGCAGTGAAGGTAAGAATAAAAAAGGTGGTCTGAATGAAAAGGGCCGTAAGTCTTATGAGCGTGAGAATCCTGGCAGTGATCTCAAAGCACCTCAACCTGAAGGTGGTCCTAGAAAAAGATCCTTCTGTGCTCGTATGGGTGGTATGAAAGGTGCAATGAAAAAACCTAACGGTGAACCTACCCGTAAAGCTCTAGCATTAAGAAAGTGGAAGTGCTGATAAATATGTCATAATATATCTGTAGGATATCCTACAGGAGTGATGATGTCCGATTTAAGAGTAATTATGTCTGACAAGGAATTTTCAGATTTTAAACTAGAGCGTAAAGAATGTGAAAAGTGTGGAGCAACTTGGATAAATGGACAACATGTCTGGCGTGGCACTGGCGGTTCATCTGTTTCTAGTGAGCTTGACCTTGCTGGTCTTGTTTGCAACAAATTGGGCAATGAGCAGTGCATCAATCCTTTAAAAGGTAAGGAGGGTGGACAAACTTGGGAGTATCGGATGGGGTATATTGACGGTGCAATGAAAGAGAAAAAAGAGTCAATGGAAAAAATGAGAGACTTAGGAAATGATATGGGATTTGAGTTCTGAAACGCTGATATTTTTTGAAGGAAGGTATAAAAAGAGTACTAGATAGTATAGTTGCAAACACTCAATGAAGCTATTTTTTGCACTACTAGCTACACTCTTTTTTGCTGCGCCTGCATGGGCAGTAGATGTCTCAATGGGTCATGATGGCAACCTAGTATTTGAACCGAATGAGATTACAATCTCTGCAGGTGATACAGTTCATTTTGTCAATGAAGCACTACCTCCTCACAATATTATTGTAGAAGGTCGTGCAGATCTTTCCAGAGAAGCATTACTGTTTGCTCCTGGAGAAACACAGGATGTTGTATTTGCAGACAAAGGGGACTATAATTTCTTCTGTGGACCTCACCAGGGCGCAGGGATGACTGGCACAATTCATGTAAACTAAATGACTTATTCAATCAAAGTTAAACTTTCAGACGGCACAGAATCTTCTTTTGAATGTTCTCCTGATGATTATATTTTAGACGCTGCTGAGGAAGCAGGTGTTGATCTTCCTTACTCTTGTCGTGCTGGTGCCTGTTCTTCATGTGCGGGAAAAATTCTAGAAGGTACAGTCAATCAAGAAGAACAATCTTTTCTAGATGATGATCAAATGGAGGCAGGATTTGCACTTTTATGCGTGTCATATCCCACTTCTGATTGTGTAGTCAAAGCAGAGGCAGAGGAAGAAATTTATTAAAATAATCAGTGCCACACAGAATGACTGAAATTAAACCTCCTCACTATATTACTAAAAAACAATGCCAGGAGATGATTGACGATGCAATACGAAAGCATAATCGTAACGCTGGAATTATTAGTATGTGTGTTGGTTGGGTTGTTCTCGCACTTTTTGCTGAGGGTTTACTTCGACTCATTGGAGTAATCCCTCCGATATTACCTTGGTTAAAAATTACACTGTAAAATTATGAAAGTTGGAATGATTGGTCTAGGTCGTACTGGTGAAGGTATGGCCCGCCGTATGATCGAAAAGGGTATTGAAGTCTGGGGTTACAGTAGTACCAACTATGAGAATGCCTGTGGACAATATGAAGCAGGACATATCAGTGGGTGTGTAACTTCAATCGAGTATCTTGTTCAAGCAGTTAAATCTGATAGTAAGAAGTTTACTAGTGCTGGTAGGATTCCTGGTATTTTTCAGATGACATGTCCAGAACAAAAAGCAGAAGACACCCTAGATGAGTTGCTGCCATTACTTGAGGAGGGTGATATTGTTATTGATTACAGCACCAATGACATTTCAAAATGTCAGGAACTTCAAAAGTATTGTAGTAAGTTAGGTATCTCATACATCTTCTCTGGAGTATATGGAGCACCCCATGCTGTAAATGTATGTTCTAAAATTTTCCAATCGCTATCACCAGGTAATGCCACACGAGTTTGATCCATGCGAAGCACCTGTAGAAGGTGAAGTTGATAAGTGGGGGTTTACTATTAAACCCACTATTAGTGATGATGAATTAATTCTTATGTGTCTTAAGAATGCTCCTTGTGGTAGCGATAGAAAACAGACAATAAAGTTAATTAAAATCTACGAGGAAAAAATTTAATGACTTTAGCACATGTCCTACTTTTCGGATCACTACCATTCATATGTGCCACCGCATATTTCGGGTACAGAAAAGGTGAAAATAACTATTATGAAACCGACGCCTACTCAGGAAATGGAACAGCGCATTAGAATGCGGTATGCGTTTGCCATGTCTTCCTTTGGTAGAATGTTTCGTCCAGATCACATTACTTTGGAAATGAGATCATTATGTAATGAATGGTCTCAAATTGAAGATCAACCACCTCAAGGTGATTTGTATAAAGTTGATCGTTACTTTTTAGAACTTTGGAAGAAAAAAAATGAATTTACTACTGCGTCCACTAGACCACCCAAGTGATCCCGTATGGTCGGTAATTATTCTGACATTTCTTGCTGCAGCATTAGCACTAGGATATATTGCATACATATTAAATATAGCATCTAAGGAATAATGGCTGAAGATATCTATCTTGGTAATCCTAATCTAAAGAAAGCTAATACTCCTATTCAATTTACTCAGAAGCAAGTTCTTGAGTGGTTGAGATGCAAAGACGATCCAATATATTTTACTAAGAACTATGTAAAAATTGTTTCTCTTGATGAAGGTTTGGTGCCATTTAAAATGTGGCCCTTTCAAGAGAAACTAATTCAAAATTTTCACGAGAATAGATTTAATATCTGTAAGATGCCAAGACAGACTGGTAAGTCTACAACTTGCGTATCTTATCTTCTACATTACATTGTTTTTAACGATAGTGTCAATGTTGGCATTCTAGCAAACAAAGCAGCAACAGCAAGAGAACTTCTTAGTAGGTTACAAACTGCATACGAGAACTTGCCAAAGTGGATGCAACAGGGTATTCTATCCTGGAACAAAGGTAGTATGGAGCTAGAGAATGGCAGTAAGATATTGGCAGCATCTACATCTGCAAGTGCTGTCCGAGGTATGTCGTTTAACATCATCTTCCTCGATGAGTTTGCGTTCGTTCCAAACCATATTGCAGAGTCGTTCTTTGCCTCTGTTTATCCTACTATTACTTCTGGTAAAAGCACAAAGGTAATTATGGTTTCAACGCCTCACGGCATGAACCATTTCTATAGATATTGGCATAACGCACAACGAGGTAAAAACGAATATACTGCAACAGAAGTTCACTGGTCAGAAGTACCTGGTAGAGATTCTGCATGGAAAGCACAGACTATTGCTAATACTTCAGAGCAGCAATTTAAAGTTGAGTTTGAATGCGAATTCCTTGGATCTGTTGATACTCTCATTAGTGTTGCTAAGTTAAGAAATCTTGTTTTTGATGACCCAATACAGAACAATGGAAAGGGCCTCGTGGTATATGAAGAACCAAAGAAAGACCGTGACTATATCGTAACTGTTGACACTGCGCGTGGCATTGATCATGACTATTCTGCATTTGTAATTTTTGATATTTCAGAGTTCCCATATAAAACTGTAGCGAGATATAAGAACAATGAAATCAAACCTATGCTATTCCCAAATATTATTTTGGATATGGCAAAGGCGTATAACAATGCCTATGTATTGGTTGAGGTTAACGATATTGGAGAGCAGGTTGCGTCAATTTTACAATACGATCTAGAATATGAGAATATGCTGATGTGCTCTATGAGAGGTAGAGCAGGTCAGCAAGTAGGTACAGGTTTTAGTGGTAAGAAAACCCAGATGGGTGTCCGAATGACCGCTGCTGTAAAGAAGACTGGTTGCTCAAATCTAAAGGCATTGGTAGAGGAAGATAAACTAGTAACCAGTGATTATGATATTATTGCTGAACTGACAACATTTATTCAGAAGAAACAATCATGGGAGGCAGAGGATGGATGCCATGATGATTTAGCTATGTGTCTAGTTATCTTTGCATGGTTAGTTGCTCAAGATTATTTTAGAGAGATGACGGACAATGATGTTCGTAAAAGAATCTATGAAGATCAGAAAGATCAAATCGAACAAGACATGGCACCTTTTGGATTTATTAGCGACGGATTAGACGATGAAACATTTGTGGAAGGTGGTGATAGATGGACTGTAGATAAAGAAATGTCATCCACATATGGAGATATGTCATATATGTGGGATTACAATTAATGGAGTTAGATGACGAATTTGGGTTAAGTCACTTATATCTTATAGAAAGAAAATGTAGATCCTGTGGTAAGACAAAAGATTTGATGAATGATTTTTATCGTACTCATAAGGATAGAGGCGATTCACCATCAGCATATTCCTATGAATGTAAGATCTGCACTGGGAAAAGAGTTGTTATGAGTCGAAAGAAAAAGGATAAAAAAACCATGTGGTCATATCCAGATTGGTAGTGTTCATAAGCAGTTTCCCCACTCAAAAAGGTCCAAACTCTAAATATCTATAGACAAATATTGGATTCTATTGGGAGTTAAAGATGCCGCTTAACCTAGCATCTCCTGGAATTGTCGTAAGGGAAGTTGACCTGACCCAAGGTAGAGTAGATCCTACATCTACCAAGGCCGCAGGTCTCGTAGCTCCCTTTGCGAAAGGACCAGTCGAGAAACCCACACTTATTGAAACCGAAGCGGATCTCCTTGAGACATTCGGTTCGCCATATAAGGACAGCAACCACTACGAGTATTGGTTGACAGCTTCATCGTATCTCGCATATGGTGGCGTACTGAGAGTCGTTAGATCTAACGACACAGGACTCAAGAACTCTTTTGTTGGCGCTGCTAACAGTGTCACTATTAAGAGTGTAGACGATTATATTAACAAAGGATATTCTGAGGACAACATTAGTGGTGTCGTTCTTGCTGCTAGAAACCCTGGTTCCTGGGCAAATGGAATCAAGGTTGCCCTCCTAGACGGTCTTGCAGATCAGATTATTACAGGTGTTAATACCTCTGCTATTCTTGGATTTTCGTCTACTGCTAATGGTGGTCTTGCTGCTGTTGCCGGATACGAAAATGGTATTTCAGATATTGATCTGACTGTAGGTCTGGGTATCACTCAGGCAGTACCTTCTGGAACAGTTGTTGCTGGTGTTGGCGCTACTTCACTGCTTGATGGATACCTTAAGGGTGTAATCACAGAAGTTGGTTCTGATCAAGTTTCAGTTAAGCTTGTATCGCATGTCAGTTCTGCTGGGACAGAAACTTCTGTTGAGTATTCTCCTGGTGGAGTTTATGAATTCCAGAATAGTGGTTCATTCTCACTACATGTTCAGTCCACTGTAGGTTCTTCTAAACTTGGTTGGGTATCAGGAACAGTTTCTTACGGTTCTAGTTTTGCATCTAGTGATTTCTTCACGGCTCTGACTGGTGCAGGTATTACTAGTGGAGATGCTCGCTGGGTTGCAGCTGCTGCATATGATGGTAACATCGATTACACTGGTGCCACTGATTGGTTCGATAACCAGAGTATTACATTATCTAATGGAAGCACTATTGCCTGGAACTCCCTTGCAGATAGACCCGGTACTTCTTCATTCGCCGCGGCCAGAAGCGCCAAAAACGATGAAGTTCATGTTGCTTTAATTGACGACGCTGGTAAAATTACTGGCAATGCTGGCACACTTCTTGAGAAGTATATCTCAGCATCTAAAGCAAAAGATTCCGCATACTCTGCTGGTTCTTCTTCTTACTGGAGAAAACTTCTTGAAACTGCTAGTCAGTATGCATTTGGTGGTGGAGCTCCTGATGGTGTTGTAACAACAGACCTGGATGCAGACTTTGATCCTAAGACTGATGTTGCATGGGATCAAGACACTGAGAATGTTTCTTTTGCTTCTATCGGAAACTATCAAGCAACATTTGAAAAGGGAATTAACTACAGCGGCGCAACTGGAATTTCAAGTGAAAATGCGCTTAAAGTAAGCGTAGGAGATCTTTCTGCTGGTTACGATCTTCTTTCTAATAAAGATGCCTTTGAGTTAGATTTCCTGATTATGGGATCTGCTGCTCACGGTAAAGAAGCTTCTCAAGCACTTGCAAACAAATTGATTGCAGTTGCAGAATTAAGAAAAGATTGTGTTGCATGCATATCTCCATACAGAGGTGCCTTCTTAGCAACATCTGGAGATGGTGAAGACTTAACACTCAAATCAGATACTGTTACTTCTGCAGTAACTGCATTCTACTCTTCAGTCACTTCATCTTCTTACGCTATCCTTGATAGCGGTTACAAGTACATGTACGATCGCTTCAGTAAAGCGTTCCGTTATGTTCCACTCAATGGTGACATCGCTGGCTTATGCGCTAGAAATGACATCAACAATTTCCCCTGGTTCTCTCCAGGTGGTACTACAAGAGGCGCAATCCTCAACGCTGTAAAACTTGCGTATAATCCTTCACAGGTAGAAAGAGACAAGTTATACTCCGCAAGAGTTAACCCAGTAATCTTCTCACCTGGAGCTGGTATTGTTTTATTCGGTGACAAGACTGCTCTAGGCAAGTCTTCCGCTTTCGATAGAATTAATGTTCGCCGTTTGTTCATCTTCCTAGAAAAAGCGATTTCAGCTGCTGCAAGAGATCAACTTTTTGAATTCAACGATGAAATTACAAGAATCAACTTCTTGAACATTGTCGAACCTTTCCTCAGAGATGTACAATCTAAGAGAGGAGTTACCGATTTTGTCGTAATTTGCGATGAGACAAACAACACCGCTGCGGTGATTGATAACAACGAATTCGTTGCTGACATCTTCATCAAACCTGCTAGGTCGATTAACTTCATCGGTCTGACATTCGTTGCTACACGCACGGGCGTCAGTTTTGAAGAAGTTATTGGTCGAGTTTGATCGCCTTACCATAAACTCAACGGAGAAACATTCCAATGGCTATCAACCAACAAAATCCCCCAAAGACCGCAGACAGGACAATTGACAAATTTAAGTCAAGACTGTCTGGCGGTATTGCAAGACCTAATCTTTTTGAAGTGGTCTTGGCTTTCCCTGATGGGGTAGTAGACTCTTCAGTAAATGATCTTGACGCTAAGGCAAGATTTCTAGTAAAAGCTGCTGCTCTTCCCGCATCAAACATTGCACCGATTAGTGTTCCTTTCAGAGGTCGCACTTTAAAAATTGCTGGTGACAGAACATTTGATGAGTGGACAATCACCGTTATCAATGATACTGACTTTGCTCTCCGCTCTTCTTTTGAGAGATGGATGAACTCCATGTCAAAAGTATCTGATAATTCTGGTACTACTAATCCAGAAGATTATACAAGAGACGCATATGTCAACCAACTTGGTAGATCTTCAGTAGCACCTAACTCTCAGGAATCTGATCAGAATTTACCTGTTCTCAGAACATATAAGTTCTACAGTGTATTCCCAACAAACATTTCTCAACTAGATCTGTCATACGATTCTTCAGATCAAACTGAGGAATTTACAGTTACTCTCCAAGTACAATGGTGGGAAGCTGCTGGAAACGGTGGAGATGTCGCTTGATAAATAGTCTTTGATATCAAAGACGAAATATTTAAAATGGCGAAACTCTTCGGATTTTCTATTGATGACAACGAAAAAACCCCCAAGGGTATAGTCAGTCCCATTCCCACCACAGGTGAGGGTGGGGCTGATTATTATATCCAAGGGGGTTTTTCTAGTCAAGTTGTAGATATTGAAGGTATCTACAAATCAGAACACGAACTAATTAGAAGATATAGAGAAATGTCACTCCACCCAGAGGTGGATAATGCTATTGAAGATGTTGTCAATGAAGCTATTGTTTCTGATCAAAATGATTCTCCTGTAGAGATTGATCTAGAGAATCTCCATGCTAGTGATGGTATTAAAAATATCATCCGTAAAGAATTTAAACATATCAAAGACTTGCTAGATTTTGATGTTAAGTCCCATGAAATTTTTAGAAATTGGTATGTTGATGGTAGACTATATTACAATAAAGTAATTGATCTTCAAAAACCTGAAGAAGGTATTCAAGAACTTAGGTATATTGATCCTCTCAAAATGCGCTATGTGCGTAAAGAAAAGAAAGGACCCAACGATAGAAATGATATTTTTACAAGTAGAGGTGAAAGAGAAGAGCAAAGAGTAGCTTTCCCTGAGATTGAAGAGTATTTCATGTATACTCCTAAACCTCAGTACCCAACAAATATTGCAGCTCCTGGTGGTAGTCTTGCAATGAAGGGAGTTAAAATTACAAAAGATGCAATTACATATTGCACTTCCGGTCTTGTAGATAGAAACAAAGGATCAGGACTTTCATATCTTCATAAAGCAATTAAATCTCTCAATCAACTCCGTATGATTGAAGATTCTCTTGTCATCTATAGGTTGTCACGCGCACCAGAGCGTCGTATTTTTTACATTGATGTTGGTAATCTTCCTAAGGTAAAGGCGGAGCAATATCTTCGTGAAGTTATGATGCGGTATCGTAATAAGTTGGTGTATGATTCTAACAGCGGTGAGATTCGTGACGACAAAAAAATGATGAGCATGCTAGAAGATTTCTGGCTTCCTAGAAGAGAGGGTGGTCGTGGTACAGAAATTACTACACTTCCTGGTGGTCAGAATCTAGGAGAACTTGCTGATATTGAATACTTCCAATCTAAACTTTACAGATCTTTAGGTGTACCTGAATCTAGAATTGCTGGTTCTGGTGATGGTTTTAATCTTGGTCGTTCTAGTGAGATCCTGAGAGACGAACTTAAATTTAGTAAGTTTGTTGGTCGTCTGCGGAAGCGTTTTAGTGCCATGTTCCTGGATATGCTGAAGACGCAGTTACTTCTTAAGAATGTTATTACTCCCTCAGATTGGGAAGTAATGTCTGAGCATATTCAGTTTGACTTCTTATATGATAATCACTTTGCAGAACTTAAGGATAAGGAATTACTTGAAGGTCGTCTTGGACTTCTTGCAATGATTGAACCTTATGCTGGTCGTTACTACTCTACTGAGTATATTCGCCGTCAAGTTCTTCGTCAAAGAGATCAAGAAATTGTTGAAATTGATCAACAAATTGAAGATGAAATTGCATCTGGAGTTCTCCCTGATCCTAATCAACAAATGCTTGAGATGGAAGCAGGAGACCCAATGATGCAGGGACAAGAAGATCCTAATGCATTGCCAGGTCAATCTCCGCAACCTCAATTGCCAAAAGCATCAGAAGGGGAGATCTAATAAATAACTTTATATCTCTGATTTATATCAATGGAAGAACTAGTTAATATGATTGCGACGGATTCGTCGGCTGTGGATATCAGCGATCAGATCAAGGATCTCCTTTATCAGAAAGCTGCAACTAGAGTGGATGTAATGCGTCCAGCTTCTGCTGCATCTTTGTTTGGAGAACCCACTCAAGAAACTGAGGATTCAGAATAATGGCAAGAACATTACTAAAAGGTGCAGAGGCAGCTCTGCCCACAACAAGTGGTACTGCTACTAGTTTCTCTCAGGCATCTGCAGTCAGACTTGTAAATGATTCCAATCAAGCACATTTAGTTACTGTAGTAGAAACTCAAAGTGGATCTGTTGTAGGTTCAATGACTCTTCCAGGTAATTCTGTAGAAATTATTGAGAAACAATATTCACATTGTGTATTTGCTGCAGATGCAGCAGTACTTGGTGCAAAAGTAGGATTTACCGCATAAAAAAAATGAAACTCATCACGGAAGAAATCGAACAGGTTGAAGTTATCGTTGAAGAGCGCAAGGGCGTGAAATCAATGTATATTGAGGGAGTTTTCCTACAGGGTGATATCCAGAACCGTAATGGTCGGATGTATCCTATGGAAACTCTCCGCAGAGAAGTCAGTCGTTACAACGAAAGTTTTGTCGGTAAAGGCAGAGCTCTTGGAGAACTTGGACATCCTGAAGGACCTACACTCAACCTGGATCGCGTATCTCATAAAATTACATCTCTCAGAGAAGAGGGAACTAATTTTGTAGGTAAGGCTAAAATTCTCAACACCCCTATGGGTAAGATTGCACAAAATCTTATCGATGAAGGTGTCAAGTTGGGAGTTTCTTCCCGTGGTCTTGGAACTTTAGCAGTAAATGAGAATGGTATTAAGATCGTTTCTAACGATTTTATGCTTGCAACTGCTGCTGATATTGTAGCAGACCCCTCCGCACCTGATGCATTTGTATCAGGAATTATGGAAGGAAAAGATTGGGTAATGGATGGTAGTATTGTCCGCGAAAAACTCGTGGAGAAGACATACAAGCAAATTAATACCCTAGTAGATGAAAGAGCATTGCAGGAGAACAAGTTGGCATTGTTCAACAAGTTCCTGTCAAGTCTTTGATTTATAAATAAATATAGATTATATCTAAAAATCGATCTAATCGGAGAGTTCACCAATGTCCGCTAAGGAATTACAAGAAATGGAAAATCCCGTAACAAGGGGTGCGAAAGGCGCTGAGGCTATGCCTAAGTTGTCTGATCCTGGAACTGGTTTAGCTGCTGTAGAAGATCTTGGTGGGCCTACCCCCGAGAACTACAAGGCTGACGATGATTCAGCGAAACTCGCAGAACCCAAAGTTAAAACTGTTAAAGATGTCGTAACTCGTGGCGCTAAAGCTGCTGAGCCTATGCAAAGTCTTTCTGCTGGCGATACCGCCGAAGTAGAAGGTGAGCAAGAGGTTGTAGCTGAAGATGAGTCCACTGAAGCAGCAGCTCCTGCTGTTGATATTGAAGAAGATCTTTCTGCCCTTTTTGGTGGTGAAGAACTTTCTGAAGAGTTTCAAGTAAAAGCACGCACTATTTTTGAGGCTGTAGTTACTGCTAAAGTAACTGAAGTTCAAGAAGAAATGGCTGCACAATATGAAGCATCTTTGACTGAGCATCTTGAGACTGTAAAGTCTGAGCTTGTAGAGCGCGTTGATGCATACCTTGAGTATGTTTCAGAAGAGTGGATCTCCGAGAACAAGATCGAAGTAGAGCACGGTCTTAAGACCGAAATGACTGAATCATTCCTTTCTGGAATGAAGAGTCTATTTGAAGATCATTATGTAACAATCGCTGACGACAAATATGATGTTTTGGAGAGTATGGTCTCCAAGCTAGATGAAATGGAAGGCAGACTTAACGAACAGATCGAAGCTAACATTTTTCTTAACAAGCGCCTTGGCGAATCTACAGCTGATGGAATTTTCCGTGAAGTAACCGAGGGACTTGCTGTTACACAAAGAGAAAAACTGGTCGCACTGTCTGAAGGTGTTGAGTTTGAGGGTGAAGAATCTTATCGTGAGAAGCTGGTTACACTGAAGGAATCGTATTTCCCCAGTGAGCAAAGGTCAGTTTCTAATAAAGTGGAAACACTGTCTGAGGGCGTGACCTCAGAGACTGGTGTTGAGGCATCTGCTTCAATGACCCAGTATTTGAAAGCCCTTGGGATGAAGTAAACAACTCCGCAAATTTAAACACAAAAATCTAATGTACAATCAAGAATCATTAATGGAGAAGTGGGGTCCACTTCTCGACGCCGAAGGCGTAGATCCTATTAAGGACGCGCATCGCCGGTCTACAACTGCTGTTCTCCTTGAGAACCAAGAGCGTTTCCTCAAAGAGCAATCTGCTTTTGAAAACGGCAATGGTATGCTTTCAGAAGCTGCCCCTACTAACAGTGGCAACGCTGTAGGTGCCTCTGGTGCTTTCAGTGGCGGTTCTGCTGCTGCTGGTCCTACCGCCGGTTTTGATCCCGTTCTGATCAGCCTGATTCGCCGCTCAATGCCGAATCTGGTTGCTTATGAACTCGCTGGCGTTCAGCCGATGAACGGTCCTACTGGACTGATCTTCGCAATGCGTTCACGCTACACCAATCAGTCTGGTACTGAGTCGTTCTTCAACGAGCCTGATTCCGCATTCTCTGCTAACAAGGCAGGCACAAACATTGGTCAGTCAACTCAGGGTGATTACACCGCTGCTGGTGATGACGACGGTACTGTTGGTTTCGGTTCTACTGGAACTCAGCGTGGTACTAACCCCGCAATCCTGGAAGGCGCTGCTTCCGACGCTGTACAAGCTCAGTATTCACTGGGTCAAGGTATGGCAACTGGCGACTCTGAGGCACTCGGAGACGGCAGCAACGGCGACTTCAACGAGATGGCATTCTCGATCGAGAAAGTCACGGTCACCGCTAAGTCCCGCGCTCTGAAAGCAGAGTACAGCATGGAATTGGCACAAGACCTTCGTGCTATCCACGGTCTTAACGCTGAAGCAGAACTCGCTAACATCCTGTCTAGCGAAATTCTTGCTGAAATCAACCGCGAAGTTATTCGTACCATCTATAAGACTGCTGAAGCTGGTTCACAGGCAAATGTTGCCAATGCTGGTTTCTTCGATCTCGATGTTGACTCCAACGGTCGTTGGTCAGTTGAGAAGTTCAAAGGTCTTCTGTTTAACATCGAAAGAGATGCTAACAGAATCGCCCAAAGAACTCGTAGAGGGAAGGGTAACATCATCATGACATCTGCTGATGTTGCTTCTGCACTCACCATGGCTGGTGTACTTGACTACACCCCTGCACTGAACGCAAACCTTCAGGTTGACGATACTGGCAACACCTTCGCTGGTACTATTAACGGTAAGTACAGAGTATTCATCGATCCTTTCGCTGCTAACTCTGCTGCTAACCAGTACTATGTTGTCGGCTATAAGGGTTCTTCCCCTTATGATGCTGGTCTCTTCTACTGTCCTTATGTTCCCCTCCAGATGGTTCGCGCCGTTGGAGAAAACACCTTCCAGCCCAAAATTGGATTCAAGACCCGTTACGGTCTTGTTTCTAACCCTTATGCTGAAGGCACTGCACAAGGTCTTGGTCGTATCACCTCCAACAGCAACCGCTACTACCAGCGTACTGTTGTTAAGAACCTTATGTGATCGATCGGTCCATATGTTTCCCAGAGTATCCCATCGGATCTCTTTCAGACCTCCCTCAAAGGGGGGTCTTTTTTTGTGTTGACATCGGGTTTGTTTGGTGGTAGAATATCTTCAGTTAATCAAAGCGTTTAGAAAACCGCATGTCAAACTACTCACTATTCCACGAAGAAGACTTTCAAGATTTGAATAAGAGTTTGAAAGTCCGTCCGATGTTCACCGTGATGTCTAAGGAAGAGGAAGATTCAGTAAGGGTACTGAGCGGCAGGGGAGGTTCAACACACAGGTATCCATGGGATAGAATTCCTGTTGGAAGATCTTTTTTCAAAGAAGTATCAAAGAAAGATCTAGATGCTGATAAAGGTCGCCCTGCACTTACTCCTAATCTCAAGAAACTAGGACTCAAGTGGACTACTCGTAGGATCTATAATGGATATCTAAATCAATACGGATATCAATGCACTCGTCTAAATTGATCAAGAGACCCGCAAGGGTCTTTTTTTTTTGTATACATTT